ATGCTGGAACAAATGGGCATTGCCGCGAAGCAAGCCTCGTATAAATTAGCGCAACTCTCCAGCCGCGAAAAAAATCGCGTGCTGGAAAAAATCGCCGATGAACTGGAAGCACAAAGCGAAATCATCCTCAACGCTAACGCCCAGGATGTTGCTGACGCGCGTGCCAATGGCCTTGGCGAAGCGATGCTTGACCGTCTGGCACTGACGCCCGCACGGCTGAAAGGCATTGCCGATGATGTGCGCCAGGTGTGTAACCTCGCCGATCCGGTGGGGCAGGTAATCGATGGCAGCGTACTGGACAGCGGCCTGCGTCTTGAGCGTCGTCGCGTACCGCTGGGGGTTATTGGCGTGATTTATGAAGCGCGCCCGAACGTGACGGTTGATGTCGCTTCGCTGTGCCTGAAAACCGGTAATGCGGTGATCCTGCGCGGTGGCAAAGAAACGTGTCGCACTAACGCTGCAACGGTGGCGGTGATTCAGGACGCCCTGAAATCCTGCGGCTTACCGGCGGGTGCCGTGCAGGCGATTGATAATCCTGACCGTGCGCTGGTCAGTGAAATGCTGCGTATGGATAAATACATCGACATGCTGATCCCGCGTGGTGGCGCTGGTTTGCATAAACTGTGCCGTGAACAGTCGACAATCCCGGTGATCACAGGTGGTATAGGCGTATGCCATATTTACGTTGATGAAAGTGTAGAGATCGCTGAAGCATTAAAAGTGATCGTCAACGCGAAAACTCAGCGTCCGAGCACATGTAATACGGTTGAAACGTTGCTGGTGAATAAAAACATCGCCGATAGCTTCCTGCCCGCATTAAGCAAACAAATGGCGGAAAGCGGCGTGACATTACACGCAGATGCAGCTGCACTGGCGCAGTTGCAGGCAGGCCCTGCGAAGGTGGTTGCTGTTAAAGCCGAAGAGTATGACGATGAGTTTCTGTCATTAGATTTGAACGTCAAAATCGTCAGCGATCTTGACGATGCCATCGCCCATATTCGTGAACACGGCACACAACACTCCGATGCGATCCTGACCCGCGATATGCGCAACGCCCAGCGTTTTGTTAACGAAGTGGATTCGTCCGCTGTTTACGTTAACGCCTCTACGCGTTTTACCGACGGCGGCCAGTTTGGTCTGGGTGCGGAAGTGGCGGTAAGCACACAAAAACTCCACGCGCGTGGCCCAATGGGGCTGGAAGCACTGACCACTTACAAGTGGATCGGCATTGGTGATTACACCATTCGTGCGTAAATAAAACCGGGTGATGCAAAAGTAGCCATTTGATTCACAAGGCCATTGACGCATCGCCCGGTTAGTTTTAACCTTGTCCACCGTGATTCACGTTCGTGAACATGTCCTTTCAGGGCCGATATAGCTCAGTTGGTAGAGCAGCGCATTCGTAATGCGAAGGTCGTAGGTTCGACTCCTATTATCGGCACCATTTAAATCAATAAGTTACACATCATTAGTACCTTCCTTATTTTTTGACTGGGACAAATTTGGGACCGATGGGTTCAGGATCGAGTCTATTTGCCGTGCGTGTTCGGTAAGGTGATTAGGTGCAAGGTGAGCATATCGACGAACCATTTCGATAGACTCCCAGCCTCCCATTTCCTGTAACACTGACAACGGGACTCCGGCTTGAACCAGCCAACTTGCCCAGGTGTGTCTCAAGTCGTGAAATCTGAAATCATCAATATCAGCCCGTCTCAGCGCCGCTTTCCAGGCTGTGTTTGCGTCATACCGCATCTTCCTTACTGTTGGCGCTTTCGTTCCGTCTGGTTTGGTACAGCTTTCCTTGTACACAAATACCCAACGGTGATGATTCCCGATTTGTTTTTTCAATACGCGACATGCAGTATCATTCAGCGCAACGCCAATTGCGCGGTTTGATTTACTCTCTTCCGGGTTTATCCATGCCACCCGGCGCTGCATATCTATTTGTTGCCATTCAAGGTTGATGATGTTCGAGCGCCTTAAACCTGTTGCCAGTGCAAATTCAACAACAGACTTTAATGGCTCCGGACATTCATCAATCAGCCTTTGTGCTTCATGGGGCTCCAGCCAGCGGATCCGTTTATTCTTTGGTTGAGGCACTTTAATAATTGGTGCCTTATCCAGCATTTTCCATTCACGCTCTGCGGCTCTTAGTAGGGCCTTTATAAATGAAAGATGCGTAGCCTTCGTTGCAACGGACGCTGGTTTTGGCGTGTATTCTGGAACAGGTTTCCCTTTTTTTCTGCATGCTTCTGCCCTGAGTCTCCAGTTTTCCTCATGACGCCGGTTCGTCATTTTCTGCATTGCTGAATAAATTTTTGATTCAGTAATGTCTCTTAGTTGCATTCCTGCGAAATGTTGAAGCCAGAATCCGATCCGGCTTTTGTCATCGTCCAGTGATTTTTTATGTGCTTTCTCTTCAAGCCACCTGACACACGCTTCCTCGAACGTTATATCAGGTATTTCACCAAGTTTGCTGACCCGCCATGCTTCAGCCTTTAGCTTGTCATGGAGTTCTGTCGCCTGCCTTTTGTCCTTTGTTCCAAGAGACTGTTTAAATCTTTTACCGTTCGGCAATGTGAAACTGGCGTACCATATTTCACCTCTGCGGAAGAGTGACATTTTCTTTCCTCTGTTATGCCATCACCCGCGCTCACCTGGACAGTATGCAGCGGAGACTGAAGAGCCGCAATGCAGGCTTGTCGTGTTGTGAGGTAAGGAGATTTATTCTTAGTGGGATCTTTGCGTGTTGCCTGAAGACGCCCTGTGCGTATCCAGTTAATGGCAGTCGGTCTGGATATCTTGAGAAAATGACAGGCCTCATCGAGTGTGAGGCTGTATGGCTCCATTATTTCACCTCTTGCTGTGACATTGTTGAAAAATGGATACCAGCTCGTTGCTGCCAGACGATCCAACCGAGAGTCATATCCCATGCCATGTATTCGTTATCGCCGTTTTTTGCTCTCCGACGATCTACTAAGTCACCGAAACGCTTTTCCATGAATAATTCATAAGCTTCGCGTTCATCTGGTTCTACTTCCAGAGATAGGAGTGCGATTTCATAAGCACGGCGCTCAATATCGTCTCGCACGTCAAGGCTGTTGATACGCTCTTTAATTTCTTTAATCAGTTCTTTGTCGGTAAAAGTGGTCATTATGCTCCAGCCTCCGGTGCTTTTGGCATTACTGCCCAGTGAGTGATATTGACGTTTTCAAGGTCCCCGACCTGAAATGTCCACTGCCATTCTCCGGTTTCTTTTTGTCCCCAGGTGTACCAGAGAGAACGCCAGCCAATTAGCCAGCCTTCTCCGTTAGCATCGAATAACAAAACACTTTCATTTGCTGGTGGCAGTTCAGTTGACACTGGTATTACTTTGTTTTCCTGTGCTGCACATTTAGCTTCAAGCGCATCGAATTTACGCACCAGGTATTCAGCATCTGTTTCATTTACTTTCAGATCTCGCGGTACACATCTCCCACGAAGAAACCCTTCCATTTCGAAAACATTCATGCGCATTTGCGTAACTCCGATAACTCGTTAAAGCGTTCCATAAACATCCCGTAGGCATGGCCCGGTGCCAGTGGAATCACGTTGAACATCTCTGTTGCCGGGATACCTTCCAGTACAGGCCAGAAAGAGCCATCATCAAGCCCGAGATCGCGGCGTTCGGTTGCCAGCATGATGAGATCGGCATATTTCACGGGCGTACTCATAACTGGGGGTAACCCGTATTTCTCACGGATTACGGCGTCTATTTTTTCTTCCATTTGTTTATAGTCAGGAAGAAGGCGTTTCAGTGGTGCGGGAATGTCCTGGCAATACGCTTCTGTTGCATCATGCATTAACGCTTCAAAAGCAAATTCCTGCGGCACCAGCTGGCTGCAAAGAACCGCATGTTGGGCGACGCTGTAGAAGTGCGAAAGATGACCGGCAAAGCGACAGATATTTGAAAGGGAAACCGCGATATCGTTAATATCGATGTCGTCTTTATTTATCCTGTCATAATAAAAATGCTTCCCGGAAAAAGTTTTAATAAATGACATTTTGTTCTCCACGTATATGCGCTGCACCGCGCTGAATTCTGGTAAAAAGAATCCCTCACCATCCGGCGATTATTGAGTAAATTACGTTTCCATAAATGCCCCCGCAGGGGCATTTGCAGTAATGAAATCAGGCGGTGAAAGTACCAATAAAGGTTTCTACTTTGCTGTCTTTGAATTTCTCAACAAGCAGATCACGAAATTCGTTAGCCATTTCTTCCTGCACCGCCTCCAGCTGAATAATGCGCAGAACCAGTACAGGACGATCGCCAGTGATAATACTGAGGCGTAATTTAAACGGACGTTCTTTCAGACCTTCAAACGGAACGCATTTAAATTCAAATGCCACTGGCATAATGTCTTTGGTCTTCGCTTCGACAGACTCCATCAGGGAGCGTTTGCCGCTGAAGTCATTATCTTCAAAATCAGCGGTCTGGTTTGCTTCAATCGTGATTTTACGGACAGCCGCAGCCGCTTTTGTTGCCTGAATAGCGTCACCATTAGCATCAAAGCCCACAAGATAGTCTGCCCAGTCTTCAATCCATTCTGCTAGTGACTTCTGGGAGTTACGCTCGCCGTTAATAGACAACAGAGCAGAGAACGGTGCTGTCTTTTTCAGTTTGAGTGTGGCGGTGTTATCTGCGTGACCTGGTTCATCAATAGTACCCAGGTTAAGCACACTGACGGCTCGCATATTATCGGCATCGATAAAGCAGCGGGTGCCTTCATCTGCAAGATCTTTAGAATAACGGGTAAAGTCATCGATGCTGGCAGTGGAAAGCGCACCACGGAAACGGAAGCGATTTAAATTAAATTTTTCCAGATCATGAATGCGGAAATTCTCAGGCAATGCCACAGCATCGGCACCAATCTTACTGATAATTTCATTAACACCCTGAGCAGAAATAAGGGCATGGATTTGATTAATTGCGGTTGCGTCTAAGTTCTGAGACATAATAAGTCCTCACTATATAAAGATATTCAGTGATGAGATAAATAATCGGTTAATTAAGAACGATATTAATGACCTGCTGCGCGGAGTTTTCCGTCAGGTTCACCGGCAAGAGTCAGTAATTGTCCCTGGTCTTCCTGCAGAATAGTCAGGCGACCACCGCGATTGACATACATCGGCGTTTCGGTGGTGTCTTCTTCGGAAATTTTCCCGCGGTTAGTCGGGCGAACATATGAGAGTTTGTGTTTGATTTTCACACGGTTCTCATCAAATGGTTCGATTTCCAGGTTGAGTGAGACCTTACCTTTGGTTTTCGTGTTCATCACACCGGAAGCGACTTCACTGAGAACTGCGCCGATTTTGGTTTCAAATACGCCGCCGTCCAGCTCCCCAATAAATGCCTGCACATCAGTACTGCGTTCGCTAGCCATTTTTCTGCTCCTAATCATATCGACCCTGCAAGGTCGGTTGGTTTCTCCACAAAACAGAGAAGAACACCTGCGGTGGCAGCCGCCCGGATGGATTGGGTTATGAGCCCGTCGTCCGGTGATGTTCTTCTCTGTTTTGTAAAAAGAGCGGTACCAGCCGGAAGCAAGTGTACAAACTGGTACCGCGAGGACTACACACAGCATAAAGTTGTGGTGCCGGGTGCCTCCCGGTGCCTGGCGAAAGTTGCACACCAGGCGGGTGGGTATCCACAGAAGGTCGACTGTCAGCCTCAACCTTAACCCGCGTGCGCTGAGCCGCATTCACCACAACGCTAAGGATTCTCTCTGGTTGAAAATACTTAGCTGTTATGTGCCTGTCTTTTCACCACTTCAGGCTCGGTGGTATCTTGGTGTTTTCATATAGCCAAGAAGGAAATAGTTATGACCAAAGAAGAAAAAATTCTTTATTTATTCCAACTATCGGTTAAGACTCACACTGCATATCAGACTGCTGCCATGACATCAGATAAAAATTACAGTACGTCAGAAAACCCGATAGACGACATAAGCAAGCTTTACGATAAGTTCGAAGCACTACTCGATAAAAAGTTTGCTGAGGCTGGGCTTGAGTGATTGTTGAATAATCGACAAAACCCAACTTAAATTTTCGTCAGTGGGCTCGATGCCATGTGCGGTGAGCTCACTTTTCAAAACTCCAAGCAATTCAGAGCTGATTTTCAATATATCTGCTTGATTTCTAACTATTCCCACTTTTTCCTCCCTTGGTCTACGCGCGGTCATGTTTTACGCCCAAACGACTTCACAGTTATTGTTTAAAATCTGGACTTTCATTTCATACACCTGCTTTAACATGAGTGCCTAGTGGCACAACATGACTCAACGAATCATCCTGGACTTCATATGCCCCAGGCGGCTACTTCGTGGGCGTCCTGCCTGTTCGTTGTTTCGCTTGGGTACATTATGTATCTCAAAGGTACATTGTCAAGTATAAAAAAACCTGCCGAAGCAGGTTCATAAACATTGATTAGGCTTTGATTTTGTATCTTCTTGGTTTTCCTGAGAAAATCACTGTACCAATTATAGAGCAATTACCGTTGATCTTAATGTAAGGCTCAGGCCAGTTTGGGTTTAACGCTTTGAGATAACGCTGTGTCCCATCTTCTATCAACCTTTTGAAGGTGGTTTCACCTGTATCGTGCATCAATGCAATAACGTCGTCACCGTGGCAGGCAGGTACTTCAGGATCGACAAAAATCATGTCTCCCGGGCGGTACTCATCAATCATTGAATCACCTATCACCCGCAAGATATAAGTCATTTCCCCACAGGGTACAGGGCAGGGATACGTTTCTGCTGTGCTCAAATCAACCTCAGAATATCCAACTTCTTTCCATGCTCCGGCCTGTACCCATGATATGACAGGGACTAATGTGATTTGTTTATTAGTGATTGAAACATCAGGTTTTTTTGTGATGTTCGTTGTCTGGTGTTCTTGATCGAGCCATCCGACAGGCAGGTCGAAACATTTTTCGATGTGTCGTGCCATGCTGTCACCGATATTTTTAGTAGCACCATCTCCCATAAACCTGCTGGTCTGGGTTGGCTCGCGATCAATCATAGTGGCAAAGGAAGAATTCCCGCCAACACCATCTCTCAGTTTTCTGGCGTTAGACCGCCGGATGTCATGGATTGTTTTCATAACGAAATTAAAACCCTTGTACCGTTAAGGTACAAGTATCTTGAAGGTTCATTTCAATCATGTAATATGTACACCGGAGGTACATATTGTATGAAAGCGTATTGGGACTCTTTAACCAAAGAACAGCAGGGCGAGTTGGCCGGAAAAGTTGGCTCAACACCTGGCTACTTACGGCTGGTTTTCAATGGCTATAAAAAAGCCAGTTTTGTGCTGGCTAAAAAACTTGAGCAATGCACGTCAGGTGCAATTACGAAATCTGACTTAAGACCGGATATCTATCCGAAAGATTAGCAGAACACTTTCAATTTTTAACCACAGAACGATGAGGCTAATTGTGGGTAAGCATCACTGGAAAATAGAAAAACAGCCTGAGTGGTACGTGAAAGCTGTCAGAAAAACTATCGCTGCGTTGCCGGGTGGTTACGCTGAAGCGGCTGACTGGCTCGATGTAACAGAAAACGCTTTATTCAACCGCCTTCGTGCAGATGGCGATCAGATTTTCCCGCTGGGATGGGCAATGGTTTTACAGCGTGCTGGTGGCACTCACTTCATTGCTGATGCTGTGGCGCAGTCTGCAAATGGCGTCTTTGTGTCTCTTCCTGACGTCGAGGATGTGGACAACGCCGATATTAACCAGCGTCTGCTGGAAGTCATTGAACAGATCGGCAGTTATTCAAAACAGATTCGTTCAGCAATCGAAGACGGTGTAGTGGAACCGCATGAGAAGACAGCAATTAACGACGAGCTGTATCTCTCAATTTCGAAGCTGCAGGAGCATGCAGCACTTGTCTACAAAATTTTTTGCATTTCAGAAAGTAATGACGCCCGCGAGTGTGCAGCTCCGGGCGTCGTGGCGTCGATTGCTTCTGGTTGTGGAGAAACTAACGCATGAACAGTTTAACAACACACTACCGTCGCTCGCAACTGATTGCGCTTCCTGTTCCGGGTGGAAAAGCGAAGGTGGAATATTGCTATGCAGTGAATGTACCAGGTGACAGGGAAATTGTAACCCACAGCTTTGCAGAGTGGGCTGTGGGTGATTTCAACCGGCAGAAGGAGACAGTCCTTTGCGACAAGTTAACCGCTGGTTCAAAGATCACTACGGAGTGCCCGTCAGAGTCATTCGTTGGGAGCCGGAAACACAACGTGTTATCTACCTCCGCGAAGGCTATGAGCATGAGTGCTTCAGCCCGCTCGAACAGTTTCGTCGTAAATTCAGGGAAATAGAGGTCGGTCATGAGCACTAAATTAACCGGCTATGTATGGGATGGTTGCGCTGCATCAGGCATGAAATTATCCAGCGTGGCAATTATGGCCCGCCTGGCTGATTTCAGTAATGACGAAGGTGTGTGCTGGCCATCAATTGAAACCATTGCCCGTCAGATTGGCGCGGGGATGAGTACCGTCAGAACGGCTATCGCACGGCTGGAAGCAGAAGGCTGGTTAACGCGTAAGGCGCGTCGCCAGGGTAACCGCAATGCGTCGAATGTTTATCAGCTTAACGTTGCGAAGCTTCAGGCAGCGGCATTTTCTCAACTGTCAGATTCTGACCCGTCAAAATCTGACGCATCAAAATCTGACCCGTCAAAATTTGATGCGTCGAAATCAGGCAAAAAAGCGGGTTTTCACCCGTCAGAATCTGGCGGGGATCCGTCAGTAAAATCAAAACATGATCCGTCAGATAAAAAACCTTCTCGTCCGGACGCTTCGCAACCGGACACGCAGACGGCTGAACAGGATTTTTTAACTCGCCATCCTGATGCGGTTGTATTCAGCCCTAAAAAGCGCCAGTGGGGGACGCAGGATGATTTGACCTGCGCACAGTGGCTCTGGAAAAAAATCATCGCCCTGTACGAGCAGGCTGCCGAATGTGACGGCGAGGTGGTTCGTCCCAAAGAACCGAACTGGACAGCCTGGGCAAACGAAATTCGCCTGATGTGTGTGCAGGATGGTCGTACTCACAAACAAATCTGCGAGATGTACAGCCGCGTCAGCCGCGATCCGTTCTGGTGCCGTAACGTGCTCAGCCCGTCGAAGCTGCGGGAAAAATGGGATGAGCTTTCCCTGCGCTTATCGCCGTCCGTCAGCACGTACACAGAAAAACGCGAAGACCCGTACTTCAAAGCCAGTTACGACAATGTGGACTACAGCCAGATCCCGGCAGGATTCAGGGGGTGAGCATGAGTCTTTTGAATGACGTTCAGAAATTCATTGAAGCCCATCCGGGCTGTACTTCCGGAGACATTGCGGATGCTTTTGCAGGTTACTCACGGCAGCGCGTTCTGCAGTCAGCAAGCAAGTTACGTCAGAGTGGGCGTGTGGCTCACCGTTGTGAAGGAGATACACACAGACATTTCCCGCGCCTGACTGAGAGAGCGCAGGATCCGGAACCACAACCAGTTCGTGAAACCAGACCTGTGCGCAATTTCTATGTCGGCACTAACGATCCACGGGTGATTTTGTGCCTGACCCGCCAGGCTGAAGAACTGGAGTCCAGGGGCTTATACCGTCGTGCTGCAACCGTGTGGATGGCGGCATTCCGTGAAAGCCACTCCCAGTCAGAACGAAACAATTTTCTGGCGCGCCGTGAGCGGTGCTTACGGAAAAGCAGCAAGCGCGCTGCATCGGGTGAAGAGTGGTATCTGTCAGGGAATTACGTGGGGGCTTAATGAGTAATAAATATTGCCAGGCGCTGGTGGAACTGCGGAACAAACCAGCCCATGAACTGAAGGAAGTGGGCGATCAGTGGCGCACGCCGGACAACATTTTCTGTGGAATTAACACCCTGTTTGGCCCGTTTGTTCTGGATCTGTTTACTGACGGTGATAACGCCAAATGTGCCGCGTATTACACGGCGGAAGATAACGCGCTGGCGCATGACTGGTCAGAACGTCTTGCGGAGCTTAAAGGTGCTGCCTTTGGTAATCCCCCATACAGCCGCGCCAGTCAGCATGAGGGGCAATACATCACCGGCATGCGTTACATCATGAAACATGCCAGTGCCATGCGTGATAAGGGCGGGCGCTATGTTTTCCTGATCAAAGCTGCCACCAGCGAAGTGTGGTGGCCGGAAGATGCGGACCATATTGCTTTTATTCGCGGGCGTATTGGTTTTGAACTGCCTGCCTGGTTTATCCCGAAGGATGAGAAGCAGGTGCCGACAGGCGCTTTCTTCGCTGGTGCTATTGCTGTTTTCGACAAGACCTGGAAGGGACCGGCAATCAGCTACATCGGGCGCGATGAACTTGAGGCATGTGGTGAAGCCTTTCTGGTGCAGGTTCGCCAGCAGGCGGAAAAACTGGTCAGGGAGATGGCGGCATGACGACGTTAACTCAATGCCAGCAGCAGGTGCTGGATATGCTGATTTCTTACCAGAAAGAGCGTGGCTTTCCGCCAACCAATCAGGAGGTGGCAACCATGCTGGGATACCGTTCAGTGAATGCAGCGGTAGAGCATCTTCGTGCACTGGAGAAAAAAGGCGTCATCACGATAAAGCGTGGCGTGGCCCGGGGGATAACGCTTCATACCGCGGTGAAGGACGACGACAGCGAGGCGGTCGGGATTATCCGCGCACTGCTTGCCGGTGAGGAAAACGCCAGGCTGCGTGCAGCCCACTGGTTACATGAGAGAGGCCTGAAAGTATGAAGCTGATCTTGCCTTTCCCGCCCAGCGTGAACACGTACTGGCGACACCCCAACAAAGGGGCGTTTGCTGGTAAGAGCCTGATAAGCGCGGCGGGGCGAAAATTCCAGAGCGCGGCGTGNGCAGCAATAGTTGAGCAGTTACGTCGTCTGCCGAAACCAACGTCGGCACCTGCTTCAGTGGAGATCGTGTTGTTTCCTCCGGATAACCGGATCCGCGATCTGGACAACTATAACAAGGCGCTGTTTGACGCCCTGACCCACGCGGGTGTGTGGGAAGACGACAGACAGGTGAAAAGAATGCTGGTGGAGTGGGGACCGGTTATCCCGGAGGGGAAGGTCGAGATCACTATCAGTAAGTACGAAAAAGCGAGTTGCAAATTAGCAACTCGGTAACGGAATTGAGCAACACCCTAAATTTGGGTATTACCTCGTTAAAGATACTGTATTTATGAACAGTGTATCCTTGATAACTATTAAAAATCGCAGTAAGTTCATCCTGCATCAACGAAAAGGGAGTGCAGTCCCGCTCGTGGATAAAAATTTGTGGAGAAACCAATGAATCAGTTGCTTGTAATTGATGGCGTTTCTGTGCGCCAGTACTTCGAATCTAACTACTGTCTTAACGACCTTCAGAAAGCTGCTCTTCTTGCCGCTGGTGAGAATCGCTCCTCCCGTTCGCTGGAAGTTCACGAGTTTATGCGTCGTCCTGAAACGAAGGCTCTTGTGGAATTATTGGAAGAAGAAACTACGGGAGATTCCCGTAGTATTCCTGTCATCACCATTCAGGGGCGCAATGGTGGGACGTATGTCTGTAAAGAGCTGGTCTATGCATATGCAATGTGGATCAGCCCGGCATTCAGCTTAAAAGTGATACGTACTTTTGATGCGCTTCATAATTCATCACCAGAAGAAACCACATCCGACAAAATTAAATCCGGGGTCATTCTGCTTGAATCAGCAGCAAAGACTCTAAATCTGTCAAACTCCTCGAAACTTGGTGCATACCAGAAATTATCAAAGGTAGCTGGTCTTCCTGAACTTATGCCGATCTATGCCATTGATGCACCTGCTGATGCGCCAGATGGTTCAAGCCGCCCTACGCTGTCGCTGAGTGCACTGCTGAAGCAGTATGGTATCCGCCTGACGGCTAATCAGGCATATCACCAGATGGCGAAGCTGGGGATCGTTGAACAACGCGAACGATACAGCCGTACCGCGATTAACAACATCAAAAAATTCTGGTCGCTGACAGCGAAAGGTTGCATGTTCGGCAAGAACATCACCAGTCCCGCAAATCCGCGCGAGACGCAGCCGCATTTCTTCGAATCCCGATTCCCTGAGCTGTTAAAGCTGCTCGATACCGTTCATTGAGGTGACCGTGAGAGCACTACTGACCCCTGAAATTGCCCCGCGTATGGGGATCGTATTGTTCAGACCCGGTTCAGAGCTGATGCCCCTGTTTATGCAGGGGCGTGTCCTGCTGGAGCCTGAGCCGGAACGTTATTCATCTTTTGCCAGTGGTGCTGTTCCGGCAGCATCACAACCGCTGGCGGATGATCCTGCCGTTCGGGCCGTGTTCCGCAATGAGGCAGTGATCCGTCGTGCTGGTGGCGTGGAATGTCTTGAAAGCTGGTTACTTCGTGAAAAAGGTTGCCAGTGGCCTCATTCCGACTGGCACAGCGAGAACATGACCACAATGCGACACGCGCCGGGCGCAATCCGTCTGTGCTGGCACTGCGATAACCAGCTGCGCGATCAGTTCACGGAACGGCTGGAATCAATGGCAACGGATAACTGTGCCCGCTGGGTGTTGTCTGTTGTGCGTCGGGATCTCGGTTTTGATGACAGTCACGTTGTGACAATGCCGGAACTGTGCTGGTGGCTGGTTCGTAATGATCTGGCGGATGCCTTACCGGAAAGTGCAGCCCGTAAGGCACTGAGATTACCGAAGCCTGTTGTGCCGTCTGTCACCCGGGAGAGTGACCTTGTGCCTTCGGTTCCGGCCACCAGCATCATCCAGAATAAAGCGAAAAAGGTGCTGGCGCTGAAAGTGGATCCGGAGTCGCCGGAGTCTTTTATGTTACGCCCAAAACGTCGCCGCTGGGTTAACGAAAAGTACACGCGCTGGGTTAAGACGCAGCCGTGTGCATGTTGTGGAAAGCCTGCTGATGATCCCCACCACCTGATAGGCCACGGTCAGGGGGGAATGGGTACAAAAGCGCATGACCTCTTCGTGCTGCCTTTGTGCAGAAAGCATCACGACGAGCTGCATGCGGATACCGTGGCATTTGAAGAGAAGTATGGCTCCCAGCTGGAGCTGATATTTCGTTTTATCGATCGTGCGCTGGCAATAGGCGTGCTGGCCTGATTTTGTGGAGAAAGTTGATGCGTGATATTCAAATGGTTCTTGAACGTTGGGGGGCATGGGTGGCAAATAATCACGAGGATGTGGAATGGTCATCTGTTGCTGCAGGTTTTAAGGGATTAATTCCTTCGAAAGTAAAATCCCGCCCGCAATGTAGCGATGACGATGGCCTGATCATTAGCTCTGCGATGACAGTTCTTAAGAAAAAGGAACCGTATCAATACGAATTACTGGAAATGTATTATGTGTATGGGGTTACATTACGGGTGTTGGGGGTAAAACTGGGGATATCACTTAATCAGGTTGTTATCAGACTGCAGAAAGCTGAAGGGTTTATTGACGGTTGTCTGGCAATGTTGGGGGTATCTTTAGAAATTGATTGTTACATATAGTAATAAATTCAATCAAAGTAAATAATCATATTTTATTATAACCTCCTGATGATACCTGTTCATTGGGAGGTTATTATGGATAAAAATGTAGAGCATGTATTAGTTGATGCAATTGAAAATAAGCAATCTTTAACAGTCGTTTACTTAGGAGGGAGCCAGCCCGGAACATTAAGGAATATTTCTCCGATTAGTATAAATGGGGATAAATTGCGGGCAAGATGCCATAGTTCTGGAGCAGTAAAGGTTTTCAATCTTGGGAAAATACAGTTACCCAGTGACTCCTGCGCGGTATCTATGCACTATGGAGATTTAGAAGTTAAAGCTTATGAGACGATGCAGAGCGTAAATGACAACTTTCACGCCCTTTATCCTGAAGGACGATGGGGTGTTGATTTTAATGAGCATCGCTTTGCTTTATTTGATTTTTTTAAAAACGGGAAACGAAAAAAAACGGCATTTATGGCAATTGAGTTCAGGGAAAGAGATGAAGAGAAAATAATAACAGGTGTAACAATTGATATTGGTATATCTGGAACAGTGATTTCTGAGAAGTCCCGAATCCCAAAAAGACGACCATGGGTAGTGGTTGGTCCCGAACACGGAGAATACAGTACTTATTCAACTTTGGACAAGGCTGCTACAGCGTTTTTTGAGAGGCTTTCGTTGATAGCATCCGGCCTGGAAGATAATTGATTTTATGTTTGGTATTCAGAGTTCGCCGTGCTTAAGAAAGTCAAGATTCTAAAAATACTGAATGAGCTACTTGTGTTATAACAAAAATGCTATTAGTGTGTTAAGAGTGGTTACTTCGCCACACAACTTAAACCCGCCACTGAGCGGGTTTTTTGTACCTGTAAACTTGGTGCAGTACAGTAAACACGCTGGTGGTCGTGAATACTGACTTTTTATCTTGCTGGCTTTTTAGACAAGAGTTATTGGTATGTCATGTTAACCAGAAGGGAAAAAGACATGCTAAAACAGCAAGATATGACCGAAACCGCCAGAGTGGTGTTTAATGAATTGAGCGTCACCGAACCGGCGACAGTCGGGGAGATTGCGCAGAATACTTACCTTTCATGCGAACGCTGCCAGTTAATACTGACCCAGCTGGTTATGGCGGGTCTGGCAGACTATCAGTTCGGTTGTTACAGACGCCTTCCGCAGTGA